CGCCACCATCGACGTGCAGGCTCGGTGCTTTGTGGTACAGGTGCACGGACTGGGTGAAGGGGGTGATGTCTGGTTCGTCGATATGTTCAAGATACGCAAGTCGGCGGAACGGTTCGACAGCGAAGGCGAAAAGGCAATCATCGACCCGGCCTCGTATCCTGAAGACTGGCACACGCTGGTTCCCGAAGTGGTCGAGAAGACCTATCCGCTGTGCGACGGCAGCGGGCGGCGAATGCAGATCAAGTTGACCGGCTGCGATTCCGGCGGCCGGGCAGGTGTCACCGCGAACGCCTACGAGTTCTGGCGCGCCTTGCGTGACGATGAAGAAGGGCGCCAGTACCATACTCGGTTCCAGTTGGTGAAGGGTGAGGCTTCCCCAAAGGCGCCGCGCTATCGCAGGGACTTTCCCGATTCCAACCGCAAGGACAGGCACAGCGGCGCGCGCGGCGACGTGCCTGTGGTGTTCCTGCAATCGAATTTGCTCAAGGACCAGGCAAGCGGGATGCTCGATCGCAGCGAGCCGGGCGGCGGGTTCGTCCGGTTTCCGATCTGGTACAAGGACGACGGGCACGAGGACGAAATTGGCTGGCTTTACTCCCAGCTATGTTCGGAGATCCGCACGTCGAAGGGATGGGAAGCCCCGAAAGGGCGGCGCAACGAAGCCTGGGACTTGTTCTACTACTTCCTCGGCCTGCTTCTGGACGCGCGAATTGCCGCCGAGCGCATCGACTGGTCGAACCCGCCGCGATGGGCCGCGCCGTGGGACGACAACGACCTGGTGTTCTCGCCGGAAATCGGACCTACGATCGCCAATCGCCGAGAGGGCCGCAAAGGTCTGGGTGATCTAGGGGCACAACTGGGTTGACCCGCGCCCCCTGCGGCCGCAATCTGCGCGAATGGGGAAAGCAGGCAAATGGGCACTGGTCGGTGCGGTCGCCGTGGGCGTTTTCGTGATTGCGGAGATGGTCTATCCGACCGAGCGCGAGGAAAGCGGCTGCGATACGCCGCGCGGTGCGATTCGAACCGCCGAGGACGCTTTGAGGGGGTCGTTATTCGATCCCGGCGATTATGACCGGGAAGTCGTGACCTATAACGAGCGCGCGGGCACAATCGAAGTCAACCTGCTTTACCGGACGACCAACGGGCAGGGCAACCAGACGGTTGTGGTTCGACCCGATTGCTCGACCCAATGGGGCTGACGCCGGTTTATTTCGCAATCTCGATGGGAAACCCCACGATCTCGACGCTCGGATTGTGGCCGTAAACCCATGCACGTCCGGACCAAAGGGCGGCGTGCTTGCATCCCTCTTCGTCGCGGATCAGGGCCTTGCGTCCTTCGACCAGATCACTTTCGGCGATTGGGCGGAATTCGATCGGGTGCTGCATTCGACGTTCTCCGTTGATTCGCCAGATACCTATCACAAGAAATTATTGAGTTCACTATTTAGTTGAAGTTTTGCGGCCCAAGTGGCAATCGTCGTCGGGATGGCGACAAAATCGGAAATGCTGGCAGAGGCTCAAGCCGCCTACCACAGCCTGCAGATTGGCGAGGCAGTCGTTCGGGTGCGCGACCAGTCTGGTGAACTGGTGGAGTATAAGCCCGCCGACGCTGGCAAACTGCTCGTCTACATCAACAAGTTGCAGAACGAAATCAATGGCGTTGCCGCCAGCGGGCCGATGAGGTTCCTGGGATGAGCGGCGCGGTGCAGATCGACGATCTTCTCGGCGACCCCGTGAAGGCCGCGACCCCGCCCGCAAGCGTCCCGGCGGGCGGGGCCGGTAAAATCGGCGCAATTGCAGGTGGGGCTTTCGAAGGTGCCGACCGCTTCGACAAGTCGATGGCGCTGTGGGCGCCGTCGATCCAGTCTGCCGATTCCGAAATACTGCCGGCCAAAAGCATGTCCGAGGCACGGGCGCGGGATACGCTGCGCAACGATGCTTTCGTCGCGAACAGTGCCAACATGCACCGCGACCATATCGTCGGCAGTATATTTCTCCTGAACTCCAAGCCTTCGACCAAGATCCTGTGGGGCCGAGAAGACTCCGTCTGGGAAGAAGAGTTTCAGGAAGAGGTCGAGGAAAAGTTCACACTCTGGGCGGAAAGCCCCGAATGCTGGGCTGACGCGACCCGCCGGAACACCTTTTCCGAACTGGTGCGCCTTGCCGTCGGCATTCATTTCATGGGCGGCGAATGCCTCGCGTCGGTCGAATGGCTGCGCGACGAGGTCGACCGCCCCTTCAGCACGTCGGTCCTGATGCTCGATCTTGAGCGTATGGACACGCCGCCTGACCAGATGCACGACCTGGCTGTGCGCGGCGGCGTTCGCCGCAACCGCCGGGGCCGCCCGCTCGGCTATTACATTCGTCAGGCCCACCCTACGGATTTCCGCGATCCGGACGCCCACCAGTGGAAGTTCGTGCGGGCCGCGAAGCCGTGGGGCCGCAAGCAGATGCTCCACATCTATGAGCAGGTGCGGCCCGACCAGACGCGCGGCATTTCAATGCTCACGACGCTGCTCAAGGAAGCGTATCAGGGCAAGACGATGCGCGCGATGGCGCTGCAGAACATGATCGTCAATTCGTCTTACGCGGCGACGATCGAAAGCGATCTGCCCACAGATGCGGTGTTCACGCTGCTGGGCGGCGGTAATGTCGGCGATTCCGACGCCATGACCGGGGCCATCGAATCCTACATGACGTCGTACCTGTCGACCGTGGCCGAATATGTCGGCAAGTCGAAATACCAGGCGCTCGACGGGGTGAAGATACCGCACCTTCCGCCCGGTTCGAAGTTGAACGTCATGCCTGTGGGTAAGGGCGGACTGCTCGGCACAGAGTTTGAGCAGTCGGTGAATCGCTATCTCGCGGCAGGGGTCGGCCTGACCTACGAGCAGTATTCGCGCGACTATTCGAAGACGAACTATTCCTCGATCAAGGCCGGGCTCGCCGAGACCCAGCTTTACATGAACAGCAAGAAGAAGATTATCGCGGATCGTTTTGCGACCGACATCTTTCGTCTGTGGTTTGAGGAAGCTGTCAACAAGAACCAGATCGAGGCGCTGAAGCGCGCTCGCGTGCCGAACTACTATGATCCGCTGATGAGCGAGGCTTACACCGCCTGTGAATGGATCGGTGCCTCGCGCGGGCAGGTCGACGAACTGAAGGAAACGCAGGCCGCGATTGCCCGGATCAACGCCGGTCTGACGACCCGCGAAATCGAGATTGCGCGCTTTGGTCGCGATTACCGCAAGGTGTTCCGCCAGATCGCCCGCGAAAAGAAAATGGCCGAAGACCTTGGTATAGATTTTACCGACAACGGCATGGCCGGTGCGGTCGCTGCGGCTGCCGACGACCAGGGCCAAGCGAAGGAACCGCGCGATGACCAGTAACCCGATCCTCGCACGCTTCGAGCATTCGGTTGCGCTCGTGACGCCCGAACAGCAGATGCGTTTCGAGGCATGCGTCAAGGCCAGCGCCGACTTCATGGTCGAGCAGGCCGAGCGTATCGCGGCCGCTGCGCAGTCCGACGACTTCTGGCCCGAAGACGACGATTCGTGGATGGCATGGCTGCGCCCGTACAAGGTGAATGGCCAAGGCACGCTGCTGATTCCGGTCAAGGGCGTGTTGCTGCACGACTTCCCTTATGCGTTCGGCGACTGGGCCACCGGTTACGACTACATCACCAAGGCGATCGAGCGCGGCGTTTCGGATCCTGTCGTCAAGCAGATCGCCCTCGTGGAGAATTCACCGGGCGGCGAAGTAGCTGGCTGTTTCGAGTGTGCCGAGAAGATCGAGGCGGCGAGCAAGGAAAAGCCCGTCCGCGCCTTTGCGCACGAGAGCGCCTATTCGGCGGCCTATGCGATTGCGGCTTCTGCCGGCGACGGGATTACGGTTTCGCGCACGGGCGGCGTTGGTTCGATCGGTGTCGTGACGATGCACGTCGACTATTCCAAGATGATGGACCGGGCCGGAGTCACGGTGACGTTCATTCACGCGGGCAAGCACAAGGTTGACGGCAATCCTTACGAGCCGCTGCCCGATGCAGTGAAGGCGCGCATCCAGTCGCGCATTGATGAAATGTATTCGGTTTTCGTGTCCCATGTGGCGCGAAACAGGGGCATGGAAGAGGGGGCTGTCCGGGCAACCGAAGCCCTCACTTTCACCGCTTCTGAAGCCCTGTCAAACGGATTGGCCGACGCAATCGGGCCGTTTGACGAATCACTGGCCTCGTTCGAGGCCGAATTGTCCAACGATATGGAGAATGAGACGATGTCCAAAGAACAGGACAACTCGGCGACCGAGAACGCGGCTGCCGAAATCGAAACCGTGCGTGCGGAGGCTGCGGCCACCGGTCGCACCGAAGGTGCCAAGGCCGAACGCGAACGCATTGGCGCGATCATGGGCAGCGACGAAGCAAAGTCGCGTCCCGTGGCCGCCAACAACGTCGCTATGGATACCGACATGAGCGTCGATGCCGCCAAGGCGTTCCTCGCCAAGATGCCCGTCGAAGGCGAAACCATCGAAGCAACTGGCGCTGGCGCAGGCAGCAATCGCTTCGACAATGCCATGAGCAAGGGCAATCCCGATCTCTCGGCAAACGACACCGAGGAAACGGTCGAAGGTGATGGCTTCACCGGGACCGCCGGCAAGGCTTCGTTGGTGAGCGCCCGCAAGGCGGCCACCGGCTTCTGAGCGGCGCTTACGCGCCCACAACTTCAACCTTTTGTTGAAAGGTCAATACGATGGCAAACATTCCTTACGGTAACGAAGGACTTCCGAGCGGTATCAGCACCGAGGAATTCTCTTACGTCGAACTTTTCGCCAACAGCACGCCGCTGCCCGTAACCCGCGCCTATCAGGGCGAAGGTGACGTCGCGATTGCGCCGTTCACGGTGGTTGGCCTTGCAGGCGACGGCTACCTCGTCGCGGCTCTGCGGGACAAGACGGTCCAGGCGATCGGCATCACGCTCGCCGGCATCGAAGCATCCGGCAACGTGCAGGGCGTGGGCGTGTACGTCCAGGGCAACTTCAACATCAACGCACTGGTGTTCGATGCGTCCTACGACACGACCGCGAAGAAGCTGGCTGCGTTCGACGACGCCCCCACCCCCACCAACATCGTTCTGGCGGACATCGCGGCCTGATTGGCGGCGTGACCTGACCCGGCCCTTTTTGCGAGGATCACGACAATGACCATCACTCCCCAGTTCTACGACACCACGGCCCTGCTGGGTGTCATCGAAGAGCAGGACGCGCCAGATTTCTACTGGCTGCCCATGTTCAACAACCAGATCAACTCGGACGAAGAAACCATCGACTTCGAGAAGATCCCGCACGCGGGCCGCAAACTGGCGCCGTTCGTCACGCCCCTCGCGCAGGGCAAGCCGATCTACAGCCGCAAGTCGGTCGTGTCGCGCGTCAAGCCCGCGTACCTGAAGCCGAAGGATGCGGTTTCGCCTGACCGGGTGATGAAGCGCAAGCCCGGCGAAATGCTGGCCCGCAATCCGATGGGCCCGGCAGCCCGCCGCGCCGCGATCATCGCCGACATCACCGCGCAGCACAGCGAGGCGATCGACCGCACCTGGGAATGGCTCGCCGCCCGCGCTGTCATCGACGGCAAGGTCACGATTGGCGATGACCTGATGCCCGAACGCGAGATCGACTTTGGCCGCGATGCCGGCCACACGATCACCCTCGGCGTCGGTGCGCGCTGGGGCGATTCCGGCGTGTCTATCGTCAGCAACGTCGAAGCGTGGCGCACGACCTGCCGCCGCGCCGAGTTCGGCGGCCGCACCAACCGCCTGACTCTGGGTGTTGATGCGTGGGACGTCGTTCGCAAGGACGACGAGGTCAAGGCCCTGATGGACCGCAACTATCGCGGTCGCGACGGCAACCTGCGCACCGGCCTCGCTGCCGATAGCGAAGTCGAATATGTCGGCTCGCTTGGTCCCGATCTCGATGTCTATGTCTACTCCGACTACTACGAAGTGGCCGGTGTGGTGACTCCGTTCCTCGGCGCCAAGGAAGCCGTGCTGACCGGGCCGGGGATGATGGGCTATCGCTGCTTCGGCGCAATCCAGGATCCGCACGCGAACTATCAGCCTTACGACAAGTTCCCGCGCAACTTCACGCAGGACGATCCTGCTGGCGAGTTCGTGATGACCCAGTCGGCCCCGCTGATGGTTCCGGTCAATCCGAACGCAACTTTCAAGGCGACCGTTCTCGCCTGATCCGATCGACCCGGAAGCCATTGGCTTCCGGGTCTTTCGACGCTGCCGAATGGGACGTTTTCGGCAGCGTCGAAAGACCAAGCGAAAGGACGCATAACATGGCCGAAAATACCTTTATCGCGGTGCATCGCATCGAGCGGCGCCCCAACAAGACCGTCGAAATCACCATTCCCGGCGATCCGATCGTGCTCGACGTCGACGCCGACGAAACGCAGATTTTCCTCAAGGGCGGTGCAATTCGCGAATTGCGGGCTTCGGAAATCAACACCGGGTCACCCGACGCCGACACGAACGGCGACGGCAATCTTTCGGTGGCCGAGATCAAGGCCGCAGCCGAAGATGCTGACCTTGCGACGCTCGAAGCCATGCTGGCCGAAGAGGAAGCGGGCAAGAACCGCAAAGGTGCCGTGAGCGCCCTGAACGATGCGATCGAAGCTATCGCAGCGAAGGACGCTGAAGTTGCCGACGACGCTGACGAAGGCAATCCGGAACTCTGATGCCCGATTTCCGCACAGCTTTGCGGAAAGCGCGCCGGAACCTTCACGACCATATGAAGGTTCCGGCGCTCTATATCGCCTATACCGGGGCAGACCCCGTGGCTGTGAGCGTGCGCGATTTCACGCGCATCAACGATACCGGTGACATGGGCAAGTCGAGCGACGGTTACGCCGTCATTTCCAATTCGGCACCGCGGCTGATCTTCTTTCGCGACGAATTGGAAAACGCGCGTGTCGGGGCGGTCTTTTCTGTCGCGGACGGCGTGGCATACCGGGTCGAGCGCACTTCGCCGCCCAACGATGAAACACGAACAGTCGAAGTCACGCCCCTATCGGCGAGCGAGGCACAAGGGCTGCCCCTACCGGACGCCTGACGATGGCGAACGCTCGCTCATACGTCGTTGCCGTCGAAGGTCTTTCCGATGCCATCGAGAGCGTCGCGGAAATTCCCGCATCTATCACGCGCTTTGCCCGCCTGGCCGTAAATCACACCGCCCGCAAAAGTCGGACGATAGCATCGCGCAAGATACGCGAGCAGGTTGCGTTTTCGGCGTCCTATCTTTCCGATGCAAACGGGCGCCTTACGATCACGCGCCATGCGACTGACGAGAATCCGGAAGCGATCATTACCGGCCGAAGCAGGCCGACGTCGCTGGCACGGTTTTCCAACGGAACCCGCACGAGCCGCGGCGTCCGGGTGCGGGTCGATCCGGGCGGCGCAAAGACGATGGGGCGGGCGTTCTTCATGAAGCTGCGCGCCGGGCGCGCGCCGATCGAGACGAAGTCGAACAAGGGCCTGGCAATACGCCTGAAGCCGGGAGAGACGATCGCGAACAAGCACCGGATGGTGCAGGTTTCCGGCAATCTCTACCTGCTTTACGGCCCCAGCGTCGACCAGGTGTTCCGTTCGGTCGCCGAAGACATTGCCCCGGAAGCCGCCGAAATCATGCAGCGCGAGTTCCTGCGCCTGTCCGAGAGGTTTTCCTGAGATGCCTGATCCGATTCCCTTTCGCACGCTCTGCATGACCGCGCTGACGGATGCGTTGAGCGAGATCACACCGGCAAACGGTTATCACAACGACCTGTCGGTGTTCCCCTCGCCGGTCGACGGCCAACCACAGCGCCGGGTATTTCGTGGCCGGGCCTTTTTCGGAGACGACGATCCGCTGCCGATGGTGGCCGTGCTTGAACGTCCCGAAGAAGGCGAGGCGCTGGCGCAAGATCACTCCCATTCGCCCAAGACCCCATTTGACTGGGGCCTGTTGGTGCAAGGGTTCGTCGACGACACGGGCACCGACCCGACCGACAAGGCGTATTTGCTGCTTGCCGACGTTCGCCATTGTCTCGAAGTCGAGAGGTTGCGCAAAAGCGGCGCCGCAGGTCGCCGAAATCAGGCCGACCCCTTGGGGTTGGGTATTGGGCGCGGAACCAACCACATCGAAAAACTCAGTTACGGCGCGGGCATCGTTCGGCCCGCCGACGAAATCTCGGCCAAGGCGTATTTCTGGCTGGGTGTCACGCTGCGCATTGTCGAGGATCCACTTTTACCCTTCGCATGACGCACACTTCAACTTATAGGTGAAACCTACAGCCAAGGAGTCAAGACAGATGGCAACCAAGGAACAGAACCAGACCCTCGGCCGCGGCGAGGTGCATTTCTCGCGCTTCAAGACCGGGACGCAGACGCCGGAAGGCTACCGCTACTTCGGCAATACGCCCGAATTCAACCTGACCGCCGATTCCGAGACGCTCGATCACTACGGCATGGACGCGGGCCTCAAGGAAAAGGACAAGAGCGTCACGCTGCAGACGAACCGCCGCGGCACCTTCACCTGCGACGACATCGATCTCGAAAATCTCGCGGTGTTCTTCATGGGTACGGCGTCCACCGTGGCGCAGGCGTCGGCCACCGGCACGACCGAAACGATCGAGGGCGTCATTCCGGGCCGCTCGTACCAGATCGGTGTGAGCACCAGCACCCCTACCGGGGTACGCTCGGTGACGATGAACACCGTAGAAGTTTCGGCCGTCGCCAAGACTGACGGCACCGATTACGAAATCGACGCGGCGCGCGGCATCATCACCATTCTCGAAGGCGGTTCGATTTCGGAAGGTGATGATATTGATCTTGATTACGACCTGGCAGCCGTCAGCCGTGAACAGATCGTCAGCGGCAACAGCCAGATCGAAGGCGCTTTGCAGTACCGCGCGTACAACGCCGAAGGCGACGACATCGACTATCACATGCTCTACGTGAAGATCTCGCCGAACGGCGATCTCGCACTCAAGGGCGACGACTGGATGACGACCCCCTTCAATGTCGAAATCCTCAAGAAGACTGGCACCGAGGCGATCTACGCCAACGGCCAGCCCTTCGTAGTCTGATAGGGGCCCAAGGGACGATGGGTAGCCTCAAGCAAGTTGTCGCACAGGTTGCGACAGTCAAATCGGCCGGCGGGGATTTCTCCGTCGGCCCCCTTTCCGGCGCTGACGTGCTTTCGCTGTTTATCGTGCACAGGCAGTCGGTGGACCGGCTGTTTGCGATGTATGCGGGCGGCAAGGAAACAGTCGACATTTTCGCGGTCCTGGCGATCGAGGTTCCCGAACTGGGCGCCGAAGTCATTGCCCGCGCCGCAGCAAATGCCGACGGCGAAGGCGGCGCCGCGCTCGATGATGTTTATCTTTCGGCGGCGCGGCGACTCGACGTTGGGGCCCAGTTGGACGCGATCGAGAAAGTCGGCGCGCTGACGGTTTCGTCGGCAGGTGGCCTGGGAAACATGGTCGCCCTGATCGAACGGATGGCGGGGTCGATCAACCAGGGCGAAAAGAGCACACCAAATCCGAACCCATCAGCCCCGACGGATGGATCGAAGACCTCCGAGAACAATGCAGTCTCCTTCTCGGAAACGGACACGGCGACGCGTGGGAATACCCCCTCTGGCTGATCTGGCAGGAGACGGGAATCGTTCGGCGCCGACTGGAACACGCATTGGCGAATGAAGCGGCGATACTGCACGCTGCGGGCGCCGCGATCATGGCACCCAAGGAAGGGCACAAGTTCTTTCGCGGGCTGCTCGACAAGATGACGGGAAAGCGGAATGGCTAAACGCGACGTCCAACTGGTCCTGAAAGCGCGCAACGAGGCAGATGCCGCGGTCAAGACCCTGACTGGCGCGCTTGAAAAACTGCTTGGTGTCCAGAATGACCTTTCGGGCAGCGGCGAACGCACTGGCGACACGATTGACCGGCTTGCGTCGGCGCTAAAAACTGCGGACGCGGCATACGAGGCGATTGCCGGTGCAGCCGGAAAGGCCGAGGCTTCGCTTGCGGCTGCACAAGGATCGCTTTCCGCCAATGAGGCCCGTTACCGCGCTCTTGGGGCGCAGGTGCGCAATGCCGAACAGGCCATTGTTGGCGCCGCTGTGGCGATGCGTGAAGACGGGACGGCGGGCGCGGCGGCCCGCCTCGGCGCGGCACAGGCAGCGTGGCGCGACCTCCAAAGTGAAATCGGACAGGTCGAACGCACCCTCACCGGGCAGCGCGCCGCCGTCGAAACGGCCGAGAGCGGTTTTCGCGGAATGCAGAACACCGTCGTCGCGGCGCAGGCTGCTATGCGGGAGTTTGGCGACGAGTCCGAGAGGGCATCGCTGCGCGTCATCGCCGCCAAGAACGACGAACGGCAAGCATTCCTGGCCGCCGCGCAGGCCGCGCGCGAGGAAGCGCAGCAGCGGCGGCAGATCGAAGGCGCACAGGCCCAGTTCAACGCAGCAGCGGGCGTCCGCGACATCGACGAAGGGGCCGCTCGCCGCAGCGCGGCCGTATTCGAGGAAGCAGCACGCGCCGAACGCGAAGCCGCCGCAGCCAAGGCGGCCAATGCCGAGGCGGCCGAGCGGCTGCGGGCGAAACTCGACCCTCTGACCGCTGCCGAGCAAAAGCACAGCGCGGCACTGGCCGAAGCGAAACGGCTTTATGACGCTGCGGAAATCAGCGCCGAGGAATATGCGCAGGCAAGGGCGCAAGCTGACAAGAACATGGCGGGTGCGGCGCAGGCCGTGGCCGACAATTCAGAAGCCGCCCGTTCGGCACGCGAAGCCGCCGAGGCCGAACGCGAACTGGAAGCCGCAGCGTCCCGGCTCATGGCGCGGGTCGATCCGCTGTCTGCCAAGATGGACCGGCTCAACGCCGAGATGTCCGAAGCGAAAGCGCTTTACCATAGCGGGAAGATTTCGCTTTCGCAGTATACGATCGCGCAGCGCCAACTCGAAGCGCAGATCAAGGACACGGCTGCCGCACAGGAACGGTTCAACCGCAACGGTTCGAACGAGATCAAGGGCGTATTCGGTCTGCGCCCCTACGAATTGCAGAACCTTTCCTACCAGATCAACGACGTGTTCACGCAGTTGGCGAGCGGCACGCCGATCACGCAGACTTTCGCGCAGCAGGGCGGGCAGATACTCCAAATCTTCCCGCGCGTCCTGACCGGGTTCGTGAAGTATGCGCGCGGTTTGGCGCTTGTCGGGGTGGCGATGGCTCCGATCATCATCGGCATGTCGCGTATGAAAGAACTGGCCGGTGTGCAGCGCGACTTTGCGGCGTCACTGGAATTGTCGGGCAGAAAGGCCGAATATCAGGCAAGTGCTCTGACCGAAAGCGTCCGCGCGATGGACGAATACGGTGCGAGTGTCGAGGATGCCACTGCCGCGGTGAAGGTGTTCATCAACGAAGGCATTGCGTCTGACAAGATCGAGGCTTTCGGGGCGGCTTCGATCGACGCTGCAAAAGTGCTGGGCGTCGACCTCAAAGAAGCGGCGGAAGGAAGTGCGAAGGCGTTCAGCAGCGGGTATGACGCGGTTGCCGAGTTCGACGACAAACTTGGTTTCCTGACCGTATCCGAACGCGAACAGATCCGGGCGATGTTCGAAAGCGGGCGTGCCAGCGAAGCGCGCGAAATGGCATTCGACCGTTTCTACCAGAAGGTTCAGGACGGCGCCCGCGAATCCGAAACTGCTTTCGATCGCATGACCAGTGCGATGGCCCGCGCATGGCAGAGCCTTGAAGACTACCTGAGCAATTCCAGCATCTTCGAGGAAATGGCCTATCGCTTCGAGACCCTAGCGGTTCGGATAGCGTATATATTCAACCGCCTGCAGGGCATGAGCGAGCAGGAGGCCGCCGACGCCGCGCGCGGGACGGATCCAAATAAAGCGACTCCGGGGGGTGACACTCTCGACGAAGGTGGCGCCAAGCGGGAGAAAGCGCGCCGAGAGGCCCTTGCGGATATCGAACTTGACCGCAAAGCACTTCGCGCAAAGGGCGACGCACAGAAGGCGGCGATTGCGGGCGAGCGCGCCTATGCCGCCGAGATGCGCAAATCCGGCGATACTGTCATTGCCGCGGCCAAGAAGGAACTGGCCGTCCAACAGGCACTTTCAAGCGGGCGCTCGAAGCGAGGGGGGCGCGGCAAGTCACTGGGCGACCGCCAGGCAGAGTTCAACGCCGAGATCGACCGCCAGAACAAGGCGCGCGAAATCGAGGCAGGGCAAGTCACGACGACCAACCGGCTGCGC